GTGATACCATTCAAGCTATCACAGTTCCAGCTAATACTCTTGTTGTGGCTGCAGGTCTTCAGGTTGTAGAAAGTGCAACTCAGAATACTGGCACAGACGCAACAGCATCACTTGGTTTTACAGGTGGTGACGTTGATGAGTTTGTTGCAACTTTTGATATTGATGGTGCCGCTGATGGTGCTTATGCTCCTCAAATTGCAATCACAGGTTTGACTGCTTCTACTTCTGCTGACACAATAGATGTGTTATTAGCAGGTACAGGTGCATCATTTACCGCAGGTAAAATCCGTGTGTATGCAATGTTTATGGACATTAGTGACCAAGGTGACATGTCAGCTAACGAAGTTGATAGAGACACTTTAGCTTAACTTAATGTATAAGGGCAGCTTTAGGGTTGCCCTTTACAACATTTGATATTATAGGAGATTAATAAATGGCTATCACGACTGCAATGTGCACAAGTTTTAAGTCTGAGTTATTGGGTGGTCTACACGACCTTGATACTGATTCACTTAAACTAGCACTTATTAAAGCATCCCCATCAGGTACATATGGTGCTGCTACAACTAACTACTCTAACGTAACAGGTAACTCTGACGAAGCAAGTGGTACAAACTATACTGCAGGTGGTCAAGTGCTAGACAGTGCAACTATTGCTGTAGATGGTACAACTGCTACCGTAGACTTTGCTGATGAGGTATTCAGTAACGTAACTGTATCTGCTGATGGTTGTATAATTTATAACACTGCAAACAGTAACTCTGCTATCTGTGTCATTGACTTTGGTGGTACAGTATCTGCTACTGCAGGTGATTTAACTATAGAGTTCCCAACTGCTAACGCATCAAACGCTATTGTTCGTATAGCTTAAGGGTTAAGGCGGTATGTCCGTTACTATAAATCAAGCTCTATATGGCACTGGTGTTTATGGAACTGCTAAGTATGGGCAACTTATTGTTGATATAAATACGGGTGTCTTAGCTACTGGTAACATTGGAACTACTACAGAAACAGGAATAGCAAATACTACTTTAACAGGTGTAAGTGCAACTGCTCTTACTCGTGCCTTACATATAAATGCATTTGAAGTAGATATCACAGAACCTTTGTATGGTCCTAATGCTCTCACAGGCTCTATAGGCACACTTGAGTTTGCTAACACTGTAACTCTTACAGGTGTAGTAGGTACTGGGCAGATTGGCACAGTTTCACCAAATATTGCTTTTGGTATCACGGGAGTAAGTGCTACAGGTGCTACCAATACTGTAACTGAAAATGTAACTGAAAAACCTACAGGTGTTGTAGGTACTTTTGCTCTTAACGCAGCAGGACTTGATATTAGGTCTATTAACCGTGTTCCTGTAACAGGTTCGCCTATGACAGGTACTATAGGTACTTTAACTCCTAACGTAGATGAACCGATTGCTACAGGAGTTATAGGAACTACAGCAGTAAGTTCTGTTCAGGTTAATATTGCTGAAAAAGTATCAAGTGTATTTGCAACAGGTAGTATAGGTTCTTTAGAGCATAGTAATACTGTAACACTGACAGGTGTTGAAGGTGTAGGTCAAGTTGGTGAAGTAGAAGACCAACCACTAGAACGAATAGCAACAGGTGTATTTGCAACAGGTGCAGTAGGTTCATTAACACTTCATACTGCCGCAGGTCTTACAGGTGTGGTTGGAACATTTTCAGTTGGTACTCCTACAGTAACAGGAATAATTTTTAACTTTGTTGCAAATGACTACGACAGAAAAAGAGTTGTATACGTACCAAGACAAGATACAGTGGCTGAACGAAGAGTTGCTGCATAGGAGAATTTAATGTCATTTCGTTGGACAACAAAAGACCCAGATGAAAGTTTAGACTACAGTATTGATTGGTCTAGGTTTTTAGATACTGCTACAATATCTTCTGTTACATGGTCAGTTCAAACACCTGAAATAGGTAAAACAACATTAGGAGCAGGGCAAACATTAACAACTGCGTCATCTAATGCTGTAACTGACAGTATACAAAACATAGCTCAAACTAATACAAACACAGTAGCCACCATTAATTTAGGTGGTGGGATACTTAATCGTGAATATATATTTACTTGTAACATAGTAGACAGCACAGGAAGTCAAGCAGAAAGAACTGTTAAGATGCGAATAAGGGAAAATTAATGGCTTATAATTATTTAGAACTTGTCAATCAAGTAAATCGCAGATTAAATGAAACGGAATTAACATCAAGCAATTTTCCTACTGCTACAGGTTTTTATGCTCAAGTAAAAGATGCAATCAATGCATCTCTTCGTGATATTAATCAACATGAATTTAATTGGCCCTTTAATCATGTAGAACAAGAAGATACATTATCTGCAAATGTTACCCGATACTCATTCCCCCAAGATGCAAAGCTAGTTGACTTTGATAGCTTTAGAATAAAAGAAGATACAACACTAGGTAACGCAACAACAAAACTAGGCATCATAGCTTATGAAGAATACTTAGATAAGTATGTAGACCAAGAATACAATACTAATGGCAGAAGGGGTGTACCACAAATGGTGGCACATGGACCTGCTCTTGAGTATTTACTTACACCTGAACCTGATAAAGCGTATACAGTAGTATATGAATATTATCGTGTTCCTGTAGATTTAGAGTTATATGATGATGTTCCTGCTGTTCCTGAAAGATTTAAACATATTATTGTTGATGGTGCAATGCACTATGCTTATTTATTCCGTGGTAATTCACAAGACGCAATGGTAGCTAAACAAAAGTTTGATGAAGGCATAAAGAATATGCGTATTGTATTAATCAACAGAACATATTACTTACGTTCTACAATGATACCACAGAACACAGGTGGTGGTAGGATGGGATTCTCTAGGTCTGTTATCTAATGGCAGACGCATGGCAAACCCATTCATTTGAATTTAAAGGTGGCTTGATAACAAACCTTTCTCCTTATCAGCAAGGATTTCAAGCACCAGGTTCAGCACGTATATTGCGTAACTTTGAGCCTTCTATCTTTGGTGGTTATAGAAAAGTAGAAGGATATGAAAAGTTTGATACAACTACTATTCCCAATGCAGGTCTTATTAGAGGTCTTCATAGGTATGGTGACGCTGTATATGCTGTACGAGGAAATGACCTATTTAGGTCTGGTGGGTCAGGATGGACACAGATAAGTGACAATGCAACTTATAATAGTGCAGGTGTTACAATAGGTGGGTCAGGTAAAGTAAGATTTTTAAAGTATGACTTTGATGGTACAGAAAAACTTATGCTTGTTGATGGAACAGGTAAGCCTTACAGATTTGATGGAACTACATTTGAACAATTAAGTTCTTTACCTTCTGATGTATCAGGGTCAAATTTTGTAGTAAACTTTAAAAATCATATAGTATTTGGCAATGGAAAAAAGATAGTTTTTTCTGCACCTTATAAAGATAGTGACTTGACAATTGCTAATGGCGGTGGTATAATTAATGTGGCAGATACAATTACAGGATTAATTGTATTTCGTGACCAACTAATAATATTTAGTGAAAGTAGTATAAATATACTCAATGGTAATAGTGTAGCAGACTTTCAATTAAAACCTGTGTCTCGTGATTTAGGATGTGTTGCAGAAGACACTATCCAAGAAATAGGTGGAGATGTTATATTCTTAGGACCTGATGGGTTACGTCTTTTTTCGGCTACAGATAAGATTGGAGATTTTAATCTTGCCGCTGTATCAAAAACAATACAAGCTGAAGTATTAGATTTAGTAACTAGTAGTCCAAATGGCTTTACTAGTACAGTAATTCGTGAGAAAAGTCAATATAGAATATTTGGATATAATACAGGTTTTACAAACGATGCTGCAAAAGGTATAGCAGCTACGCAGTTAGAAGAAGCAATGGCTTTCAATGACTTACGTGGCTTTAATGCCTACGTAGCTTATAGTGAATATGATGGGCGAAATGAATTTGTGTATTTTGGTGCAAGTGATGGATATGTGTATCGTATGGAGCAGGGAAATAGTTTCAATGGAACACCAATACCTGCAACCTTTGCGACACCATTTATTCCTCTAGGTGACCCAAAGGTTCGTAAGACTATATATAAGAGTACTACTTATTTAGATGCAAACGGTGAATTTGACTTAAGAAAAACACTTAAATTTGATTTTGACCAACCTAATTCAATTCAACCTAATTCAATTCTTTTGTCTAGTGATTCTACAGGTTCAACTATCTACGGTTCAGGAACTTTTGGAACATCTACATTTGGTGGAAAACAACAAAGTTATTATGAAGTGCAAACAGTAGGTTCAGGTTTTACTGTCTCTATTATATATGAAACTGACGAAACAAACGTAGATACGACATTTACTATAGACGCTGCTACCCTGCAGTATATTACTAACGCTAGGAGATAAAAAATGGGAACAGGATATACTCGTAACGATACAGCAAACAACATTGCTGATGGTAACGTGATTAATGCTTCAGACCTTGATGGTGAGTTTGATGCCATACAAGGTGCTTTTAATGGCACAACAGGACACTCACACGATGGTACATCAGGTGAAGGACCACTAATTGCTGCAGGAGGCATAGCAAGTAATGCTGTTACAACTGCAAAAATATTAGATTCAAACGTTACAACTGCAAAAATAGCAAATGCTAATGTAACACTTGCTAAAATGGCAGCTAACTCTATAGACAGTGACCAATATGTAGATGGGTCAATAGATACTGCTCAT